AGTTTGTCGCGCTCACGGTCGTCCTTGCGTAGCATCTCTTCGCGCTGCAACTCAAGTTCGGCTGCCTTCTTCTGGATGTCAGCGCGGATGGCTTCCATCTGAACCTGCGACAGCATCTCTTCCGGTGTCGGCTGCGGTGGAGCAGGCGGCGGGGGAGGCGGCATCATGGCCGGGTCTTTGAAGAATACAGTCGGGTCTTTGTATCCAGCCAGCGCCATCATCTGCGCCAACGTATTGTAGTAACCCTGCATGTCAACCAATGGAGCGCCCATCTGCATGAGCATCTCTTGCTTGGCGGCGACTTGGCCTAAGAATGCCATCTTCTCTTCGTTGCTGCCAGTGCCGATAGCGACATTCACTACAACATCCATGTTCGTGTCCCACACACGCGGGTCAATCGGAACGAACGTGTTGCGCAAACGCACCATGCGCGGTGCGTCTTGGTTCTTGGCGATAAGCTGCATCGACTTGCGGAACAGGTCTTTCATACCCGTCTCAGCGAAGATGCGGCAGATCAGTTCGATATGTTGCGCCGCAGCAGTAATCGTGGCTGCGACCGCAGCGCGGGTCGAAGACTGAAGCGCATTGGCATCGAGGCCAGACGCGGCCTTGGAGATACCTGTACGGTTCTCGCGCAGTTCGTCCATGTACTGCAACATCGGAAACGCTTGCTGCCCGACGAACGGCATTGTGAACGGCTGCACCATACCGGGTGCACGCATACGGATAATGCCACCGACTTCGGTGTTCATTACGTCTTCAAGATTGACTTGGCCCTCAACAACACCCGTGCGTGGGTGGATCGCCTGCGCCAAACTGTCGAGCGTGTTACGCAGGATGTTCGACTTGATAAGCTGAATGTCCATCGTCACGTCGGCAATCGACATGCCGAAGAATGTGTGCGGCTCTGGATCGGGGCAGAAATCTACAAACGGAATAAAGTCGCAGGCTTCGTAGTGAAGTATCTTGTTGGCTGTGCCAGCAACGCAGACGCGGCAAAGTTCCGCGATCCCGTCGCCGTCCATGTCAACGTACACATAGCCCTCGATGTAAAGGACTTTGCGGGAAGTTGTATCTGTGCGGCCGGTGATTTGAACGAAGGCTTGCGGGTTACGGTCGAAAGCTTCTTGGTTGCCTTCGAAATCATCCAGCGTTTCAAAGCCAAGGTCTTGAACTTCATCCCACTCGTAGCCCATCTTCACAAGATCGGATACGGTGACGTAGCGGCGGTGGGCTACAAACTCGGCGGTTTCGATAGAGCGCGCACGGCGGTCAATCAGAAACTCTTCGGGCGGTACGGACTGAACGCGCAGACGGCCCTTCTCAACTGTACGGACTACTGTACAATCATAGGTTGCAGGCTGGGTTTGGCCCATCATGCCCATCGGCGTTTCGACCATCGTCTCGCCGTAGGTAATCTCTACGTCCTTAACTTCGACGGTAGGGTCGGACTGAAGGACGGAGAATGTAGCCTCGTCCAGACCCGTGAAGTAGTGGGTCGTGACATCTTTTTCGGTATCCCACCAGACTTTCATGATCCCGTTCTTACGGATCAGCGCGTCCTTAAATGAGGAATAGCATTCGTTAAATAGGTTGTTGTCGCGTGTCAGGCAGTAGTTGACGTAATCCGTCGCTTGCTGCGCGGTTTCAACATCTTCTGGGCCGTTCGGCGCAAACTCGACGACGTTGTTCGCCGCGAAAAATACTTTCATAATCGACGGCATCATGGCCTGCACGGTGTCGCGCACGTCCATAGAGATTGCCTGCGACCGGCCTTCCTCTTCGTTGCCGAATGGTTCGCCCTTATAGTACTGGCCCGCAAGCGCACGCTCCGGCGAGATCACATCGTCGATATAATCTTGCGCGTCGTCAATCTCGGCGGTGATAATGTTCTGAAGTTCTTCTTCGGATACAGGGTCTTCTACCTGCTCGTCTTCCATATCCGGCTCTTCAATGGAAACTTCTGTTCCATCGGCGAGTTCAATCTCCGTCTCTTTGGTATCGTCTTCGCTATCGCCGTGTTCAGAGTTGGCGTTGGGAACACCAGTATCTTGGTACATTCCTTGGTTCTTAGCCATGTCGGCCTTACTCGGCTTACGGTTATTGCGATACGCCATATTTTAGCCTTACTTCTTTTTGGACTTGCCAGCTTCAGACAGAGCGATAGCTATAGCCTGTTTGCGCGATTTAGCCAAGGGAGCCTTTGCTGGGCCTTTAGGGTTTACGCCAGCGTGCAATGTGCCGCGCTTGAACTCGCCCATGACCTTGGCCACTTTCTTGTCGGCCTTAGTTGGTTTCTTCATATCATTTACCTTTCGGCGCATACGCGCCACGCTCACTCAAATACACGATGGCCTTGTAAAGAATAGTCGTACTCTCTCTCGCTTGGCCTAGCATCATATTGCACATCGAACAAAGTATGCCGCGTACCTCACCTGTATCATGGTTATGGTCAACGACAACTGGTCGTTTTTGCTTATACCCTAATGTCTCGGATATTTCTACCTCACAAATAGGGCAAGCAAAATTCTGATTGGCGATGATAGAATGATATTCATCTAGGCTCATACCATATCGCTGTTTGAGATTACTGGCGCGGTGGTAGTTTGGGCGGGCGGCTCTCTGACGGCGCTGCGCTGCGCGCAGGCATATCTTGCAGGCGGGGCGATAGGAATAGAAGTGGTCGATTGGCTTTTCTTCGCCACATTTCGAACAAGTCTTTAGTTCCACAGGTACGCTCCCTTTGGCCGTCTATAACCTAAAGTTCGCACGAAAGCAAAAAAGTGGGGTGGCGGCGCGGTTAGAACGAAGGAGCACACCTCGTCCAGTCGCTATTACCGGCGTAGCCTCGCACACCCCTAGTCACCCATATACCCGGCAGGGAGAGGGAGAGGAGAAACCTGCCGGGCAAACCAAATATATCACATCGTTAGCTTATGTCAAACAATGCCCTTTATATTCCTGCGCAATGCTCCGCTCTTGTTGGCCATCGAATATCCGTGCATGATCGTTGACACATCGGTGGCGAGGCACAAGCACAACGCGTCCGCCTTATCCGGCGACGGAAGTCCGCGCTTCTTCATGCTCTCCTTACTCTCCACCTGCATCTTACCCGACGACGTAAAGGTGTAGCGCGGTGACGCCAACTCGGCGAACAACTGCTCATCCTTCGGTATCTTCACGTCACGGTTCGCCAGCCACCCCTTACACTTAAACCACAATTCGGCGCGTAGGTTGGCGTAAGTCCCTTTCATTGCAGGGCTTTCTGCCACGTTGATCCCGCGTGCTGGCAGACCTAGTTCGCGCAGACGGTCAAGAACGCCAGCCCCCAACCCGATGCTATCGACCAATATCTCAACAGGTTGTTCCGAAGGCACGAGCGCCTCATACTCGGCCACAACTGCGCCGGTTAGCTGCATCAAGTCCAGACCTTTCCAAGTCTGTATCTCTTCAACAACTGGGCCACGCCGCTTGGCGAGGGCGGAAGCGTCGGAACCCATACGCGCTACGTCTAGGCCCCACACACTTCGCGTCTGCTTGGCGATCTTGATCTCGCGGTTCATGGCCCCGTCAATCAACTCGACAGGAATGACCGTATCTTCTTCACGCGGCGGGAAGTTACCGAGAACACGCACATGGTACGCCGGGCTGTCTTCGCCATACCGTAGCTGCATCTCCTTAACGAACGCATCGGATACGCGTGGACTGTCGAGACAACTGACATGAAATGTTTTCCATTCACCCTTCAGGCGGTTGTGCGTGTCGTAAAATAACCCGCTGTTTCGCGTAGGGTTCCCCAGAAGAAGCGTCGTCGCATTGTGGCCGGACATAGAACCGGACGCAGCTTCGTACACACTCTCCGGAATACCGGATGCTTCGTCGGCGACGAGCAGCACGTTGTCGGCGTGGATACCCTGCAACGCTTCCGGCGTTTCTGCCCGGCTCGTTCGAGCGGAGATAAACGCTTCACTAGCAGCGGCCTTCAACTCGATACGGTCGGCCTTCACTTCGATCAGAACCTTCAGCACGTCAGGCAGTTCATTCACCCATCGCTTCAGTTCCGCGAACATCGCATCGAACAACTGTGCGGATGTCGGCGCAGTCACGACAACCTTCACCGGGTATCGCGTCAGGAAGTAATGCAGCATGGCCCAGCTTGCGGCCGTAGACTTGCCGACGCCGTGGCCTGAGCGCACGCTGATCCTGCGGTTCCCGGCGCTGATAGACTTGAGAAACTCGATTTGCCAAGGGTCCGGTTTGGTTCTTAGAATATCGCGCACGAACCCGACGGGATCATCGCGGTACTTCTTCAAAAACTCCAGAAAGAAGTTCGGTTCAGATTTCGTCATTCTTATCTCCCCTTATTACTCGTGCGATTGTTTGATGGCTAACTGATATACCATGACGCTTTGCTACGATAATAGCAATATCGCGGTAGCTATGACCTTTAA